TAAGACCTTTTTCATATGCCTTTTCTATAATCTTTCCGTCTACTTTACTGCCGGTTGACCTATCCACCATTTTAATTACATCTCTAATCTCTCTTGAGAATTTTAAAAAAGCCAAGTCATATTTTCTCATTATATTACTAGCTTCTCTTTTTTGACCTTCAGTTACTGATTCATTATATTTTTTAAGTGCTACCTTTACTCGCTTATGATGTGATAACCCTCTTCTAATTTTTTCAATTCCTTTAACAGCTCCTGTCATATTACCACTCATTGATTTAGCTATCTTTTCTGCCTGTTTAATTTGTTTGAGTAGATTTTCGTCTAAGGATTCAACTTTCATGTACCCACCAGCTTTCATGATTCTGTCTTTTTTCTTTTCATCTTCTTCACTATCACCTGTGAATGCATATGGGGTTTTAGGTGGGCCTTCACCACCATCGATGGCACCAGTAGTAGAAGCTTCTTCTAATTCTTGGTCTAGTAATTCTTTAATGTATTCTTCAAATTTATTAACGTGTGTGGACATTTCTAATCTCCTTGATTAATTGATAATACCTCATCAAAGTTAAAACTTGTTTTTCATCAACTACTTTACCCTTTGTCAAGTTTTCTACTTGATTAATTGCCTCACTTAATTTTATTTTTGTGATTTCATCAGTTACCCGTGGTAATTCAGTATTTAATTCTTTTTTTATATGAACAACCTCTTCATCAACAAATCCCCTTAAAGAATTAGTGTTACTCACATTATTAATATATTGTTTAAGTAAATTCTTTTGAGATTCATCTAATTTTTTATATTTTGTGTTAAATTTATCAACTAATATTTGATATGCAAGTAATCTTAAATCCTTATCTGATTTACTATACTCATTTAGCACTCTATTCTTTACTTGTTCGTCTGTAACCTTCTTACTTGTTATGTGTTCCAATACAGTAAACTTAGAATTGACTATATCATCAGGTTTAAACTCCATATCACTAGTTTCTGATTGAAATACGTTGTATATAGAGGCCATAACCCTATAATTTGGAATTCGACCATTAAAAAAATCAGTTACGTTGTAATTTTCTTTAATTTCTTTAATTAAATTATATTTTTCACGGCGTAATGTAGAATTACTTAGTTTTTGACGAGATTTAACCACCACATCGAGTAAACTAGTTGCTCTACTTTCAGATTTGTAGTGTTTTTCTGATAAAATCTTATATAACTGAAACTCTTTACCTAACTCGGTGTTTTCATTGAAATAATGCTTAACAATAGAAACAGATTTAGTACTCTTACCTGCCAATACATCTGCGGTAATTTGCCTCGTTAATAATTCAAAAAGAATACCTGTATTCTTTATTTTAGAATGTTTTAGTTTTTGAGCCATCTTTAAATACTCCGTATAATATATATATATTTAGTCTTAAATAAATATAAAGTTAAGTAATAATTATTCATTTGATGTATCATTAGTTGAAGAGTTTACCTCACTTTCATACTCTTTTTCTAATTCTGATACCTCATTTATAATTTTTTTATCTTTTACACCAAATTTCATTGATTTTTTTAGTAATTCATAGTGTGATAATGCTAAAGAACTTTCATATTTAGGTGCAGCAGTAGCATTTTTCTTCATATCATGCGATCCTAATGGATCTCTTCCTCTTGCACCACTATCCTTACCATATTTATTAGCTTCTTTAGGTCTACCAGCACCAGGTTGACCACCTTCCTCTGAACCACCCTCATTATCTAACTCGTGACCTGTTCTTCCCGCCGCCATATCAGATGGCGTTCCTGAAGCTTCACCACTTTGAGCGGGATCATTACCTTCGTTTTCTATCTGAGAACGTCTAAACTTCTGTTTATAATCAAATGCGATTTCTTCATCTTGTTGTTCTATCTCTTCAGTTGTAAAACCAAATATATTTTTGTAAATCCATCTTGTAGATACAATACCTTCTCTCATCATTGACTCTGCAAGTGATGTTTTACTATTCCACAACTCAATCTTTTCTTGTTCGTAGATTGTAGATGGGTTTGTCAAGTTCAATTCAAAGTTAACTAGGTCTGAATCTTGATACCCTTGTGAGTATAAATGAACAATAGCTATTTTAGTTAGTTCAGAAAGGGTTATTCTCTGAATTCTTTCGATTGTTCTTGCAAATCTAACATCTTCTGCGGCTAATGTTGCCTTACCACCAATGCCCTCTTCATAACCAAGAAAAGCTTTCGGTATTCTTAGTGAAGCCAACAATTTATTTTTTAGATATTCAATATCTTCTGTTGCCTCATAAGTTAAACCAGGTAATGACTCTATACTTGTACCAGAATCTCCTCCTCGTACTGGTAAAAAGAAATCTTCTGTTATATTTTGCATATTATACTTTAAATTGTAATCACCAGTTACTTCATCTACAACAGGAGCCTTTTTCATCTTATTAATTACTTGTTGCATGTAGTTGTCAACTTCAGCTGGTGGAATATTTCCTATGTCTAGTTTAAATATTCTTTTTTCTGGTGCCCTCATGATTCTATGAATTAACATAGCATCTTCCATAAGGGATAATTGTTTCCAAATCTTACGACCACCTTCTATTTGAGACTTACCATATGGTAAGTAATTAGAATCAGATAATAAACGAAAATGTGCAACTTCATAGTTTTCTAATTCAGTTCTAGTGGAAGAAGTTTCTGCTTTATATCTATGTTCAGTTGTAGTTTGTTCAATTAAATACTTAACATAAGCTGGATTTTCAGGATCTAACCCTTCTATCCTAGAAGTATCATAAACTGACAATGGTATTACATTTGTAACCCCATACTTTTCATCTATTTCTAATTGTAAAAAGAAATCACCATACTTACACATATTACGAATCCATGGCCATAGATTAAATTCTATATTTATTATATCATAAAACAAATTATGCAATATATTCTTTACATTTTCATCATCTGTAATTATTTCTAACACATCACCATATTCTGATTTCATAGTTGATTCATCTGCGTAAATATCAAGTGCAGATGATATGATGGCATCAGTATCCATAGATTCATAATCTTTAAATAGATTTAACCTCATAGATTTAGTCATTAATGCATCAGAATATCCACTTAGTCCTGCACCTGTGAATATTTTTTGGTATCTATCAATTAGATTACTTTTTTGGTACGCTTGTGTTCTACTTGTATCTGCTACACGTAGCTTTTTACCACCTACGTTTCTAACAATTACATTTGTAGAAAATAATCGTTGTAATCTTGATCTTAAACTTGTATCGGCCATTTTACCCTCTTATTAATTATATTAACCATTCTAGTGATTCTTTTTTCTTGCCTATTTCCCAAGTCCAATTATCACTTTGAGTATCTTTTGGTGTATACACTCCTTGATTTGAAGTTATACCACCCATTGCGGTTTTTTGTAATTCTATACCCTCTGCTCTTAAACGTAAAGCAGTTTCTCGTATCCACAAACCCATGGCGTACGCCATAACAAGGTCATCATTATACCCTCTCATAGCTTCTGCTCTATTACCATTATATATAAATACAAAAAGTTCATCAATTAGTCTATTTGAATGTACAATTACAGATTTTTCTCTAAAGAACTCCTCTAACTTAGATACAATTAAAGGTCTTGTCTTTTGTGTTACTGTAAATCCAGGTACTAATTGTCTTTCTTCTCTATTTATTTTATTATTTATATGTTTTTGTGTATCTACTATCTGTAAATCTTTACTCATGTAAAATAAATTTTCATAATTTCTGTCAATAACTTGTTGAATAGCTGCCCAACCAATATTATTGTTCTCTATAACTAGTAGAGCATTATTGTATTCGATTGAAATATTTACTAATAAATTCCCATAGTCTTTTGTGGAAAGCCTACCCTTATATTCGGCAACTTGTTCTAAAGTTTCTATTTCTATAATATGAAATGCCGAGTAATCTGTTGAATCTCCACGACTAACATCAGCACATACTATATAATCTTTTGTATAATTTGGTGGCTCCCATATCCAAAGATTACTATCTATACCTCTTTTTTCAATTGGTTCTTTTACCTGTGTATTTTTATATTCTTCTAGTATAACACCATCAACGACAGATTGACCAGAAGTAATAAAGTCACAATCACATTCTTGAGCTGCTAAAGCCGGCCCTAATAATTTATCTTGTTCATCTCTCCACGATTGACCTCGTTCAGGATGTACATCCCAATATAACTTAATAAAATTAAAATCATTTAAACCATCTTCAGCGTCCATCCAAGTTTTATGAAACCAATTACCAACACCATTAGGTGTGGAAAGAGCTACACATTGACCACCAGTTGATAACGTCTGTGAAGCAGCAGCCCATATTGGTTCAATCCTATCAATGAAAGCTGCCTCATCTAGTATCAATAAAGACAAAGCCTCTGAACGACCACTATCTTCTCCACTAGATACTGCTTTAATTTGTGAACCATTTTTATATCTCAAACTCAACTTATTATCTTCAACACATTTTTGTTTTAACCAACTCGGTAGATTAGCATGCATAACACGAACCTTTGTAACGAGGTTTTTTGCAGTGTCTTGTTTGGTAGCAATAACAAGAATGTTTTTATCTTGATGAAATGTCATCATCCACAATGCATATCCTGCAGTAATGGTAGATATACCTAATTGTCTTGCTTTAAGAATAACATTAAAACGATGTTGCATAAAATCTTCTACTGTTTTTTCTTGAAAGTCATACAGATGAAATGGTATCTTACCTTTCATTGGATGTTGTATATAGCAATATTTTTTCAAGAAGTAAACAGGATCAGAAGCACTTTTTATGTACTCTTGCTTTATTACATCTTTTAATTGTCCGTTTGAGTTTCTATCCATATTAGTATACTACGTGTACTGTACAACTTCCACTAATTTCCTTTACACCTATTGGATAGATTTCGTCTGCAGTCACATCACCAGCTGGTATATCACCACCATCTGTCGCTGTTAGTACGCCTTGACCGGCCGTCTTGACCATAAATCCACTTGGATTAGATAAAGAACCAGTAAGATATGTAATACCCTCATCTGATGCTATGGTTACCGTGTGCACTCT